ATTTGATGTAGAATATCCAATACCAGGATTAATAACTTTAACTTCTGATATTTTTCCATCAGAAACAATAGCTCTTAGTTCTGCTCCAGTTCCATCTCCAGAAACTATTAAATCTGGAACTGAGTAATATTGTATTCCTTGATAACTAACTGATACAGATACAATATTGCCATCAGCAACAACAGGAGTCAACTGAGCAAGTTTTCCATTCTGTACTGTTATAGTAGGTTTGTTTTCATAATTTATAATAGTGGACCCATATCCGGTTCCACCTTCATATACGTATCCATCAATGATACTTCCTTTTACCACGGGGGTAGTTACTAATTCTTTAATCTCTTGAGTTGTTGATCCAATTCCAGCAGATGTATATTTAATAGAAACTGAAATGTTTGGATATGAAAAATATTGATATCCCGATCCAACAGAATCTAACGTTTCATAGTTACCTCTTTCATAATTTGAAGCAATGGTTCCACCAATACCAGCATTACATAATCTAAATGAATTATTATCAAGTTTTAAGACATAATATTGATTTGCAGTAGAAATTCCAGAAATTTGAGTTGTTTGGTAATCATAAGTTACTAGTTCACCACTATTAAATCCATGATTATCAAAATTAATTGTATTTTGTATCGTGGATATTCCTGTTGGTTTGACAATCAATTTTTTATTAGAATATCCCTCTCCACTATCAATAATTTTAACATTGCCAATTTGTTTCTTAGAAGAAAGAGTTGAGAATCTATGAGTTCCCAAAGATCCCGTAAAAATTCCAACCGGATTTGTTTGTGTCAGTTGATCTTGTAAATTAAAATATAATTTTATTGTTTTATTATTTGTTACTTCAACAAAATATGTTGAATTATCAGGCATCAATTGATTACTTGTTAACGTGCCAATTTTTATAGGAGTATTTCCTAAGGAATTATAAGCTACCTGTTCACCATTAACAAAATTATGATCTGTTAAGAATACAATTTGATTTGTTGATTCACTAACTCCACCACCACTAGAAAACTCATCAGCATTAAATAAAACGTTCCTAGGTTTAGAAATTAATACTGGTTCAATAACAGCACCACTTCCATTTCCACCAGAGATATCGATAGAAGTAATTTTATCAATATTATAGTCTTGAGTATCTACATATACTTTTTCAAACTTTCCACTAATAACTGGTTGAATTTTTGCAGTAACACCAGTGCCAGCAGAAACATCGATAATTGGTGGATTAATTACATCATAGTTTTTTCCACCAAATAATATATTTACATCTTTAATTGGACCAAAGTATACTACATCGGTCGATTTATAATTATTAATTTCTACTCCATTAATTAATACCCCTGTTTTTCCGGCAGTTGTCAACTGCCCAGAACCTAACTTAATATTTTTTTCCAGAGGAATTTTTCTTAAAAGTTTCTGTGGTTGAATTTCAGAATTTTTTTGAGAATTTAATATGAAAGTATGAGTCCCTATACCAACAGATGGTATTTGAAATGTTAAATTACTTCCAGATTCTATTGTGGATTGAGATCCATGTAATTGAAATTCAGTATTGGACAATTTCTTTACAAAATATGTTCCCGTGGTTAAACCTACGAGAGGTTCTCCTTGAGATGAATAATATACTTGATCTCCTGTTACAAAGGGAACACTGCTAACGTTAAACGTATTGTAAACATCATCCAATAGGTCCTTTACATTTACGGTACTATTAATGTTTACAGATTTAACACTTTCTTGAATATTCAAACGATAATCGTCTATTACACTACCATCATCAAATTTAAAATTACTTCTAATACTAGATGGTAAAGAATTAGATGCTACATATGCATACTCGTCTTTATCAACATAAAGATTGAGAATATCGGGCAATCCTTCATACTGAGATTTATTTAATTTTCTTCTCAAATCATATTTCGTATTTGAATTTAAAGTTGGTTTATTTTGTAGAGATAAAGTATTCGTTGAATTATCAATACCTTTGACATAGGTAGGATTTAAAGAAGTTACTACAGTTTCTGTTCCTCTTTCTAATATTTCAACTTCGTCCCCTATTTTTAAACTTGATCTATCAACTAAAGATGCTAATTGATTAGTAGTGTTATTTGATATTTTATATCTAACACTAGTATTGTATATTAAAGAATTAGCAAAAATTTCTTTCCAGTTTGAATTATTATTTTTAATTTTATCTCCAATGTTTTTAATTGTAATTGTGTCACCTTCAGATGATTTGAAGTTTTCACTTTCTTCATTTAATTGATTAATGACTCCAAGAATTAATAATTCAACTTTTTTGGAAATATCTCCATTTTCATAAGAGAAATAAGTATCATTGGATCTAATATTTGATGATTTTGCTACCGCAGCAGTGATACCGGTACATCCAAAAAATTGATTAACACTTTTACTAGTATAAGAAATAATATTATCACCAGAGATTAAAGTTCCTGATTCTGGAAAACTTAATGTAGAATCAACTGTTAAAATAGTATTTCCTAATGATATGTCTTCAACTAATTTTGTATTTGGAGTAATTTCAAAATTACCTTCTATTGAAGATCTTCCATCATTACTAACATAGAGTTCAATTTTATAAAAAGTTTTCCCTTTTCTTGTAAATGCTTCTACTGAAGAAATAGATGCCGTTGTACCACTATCGGTGCTCTTTACAAGAGTTTCCCCAACAATTTTTGAAGGTTCTCCAGATATTAATTCCGCAATTACAATTTCTCTTCTAACATAATTTGCAGAAGATGGTTTGATTAAATAGTTCTCCAAATTTATAATAGATGGAGACTCTCCAAAAATAACTTTAAAAAGAATTTTTATAGATTCATCAGTTCCTTTTGCTGAATAAAAATCTTTTGCTCTTTTTATAAAATTGCCCGCATTAATTTCATCTACGAATGAAATATTTTCTAAACCTGGAGTAAAGGTTGATTTTAATTTTCTATAAAACTCTTTAAGGAATAAAGAACTTAAGTTCTGTATAGACGCACTACTTTTATGAGATGCTGCAGTTGAAGTAGAAAATACTAAATCCTTGTTAACAGAATTTTTATCAAATTCTGAAATTCCACTAAAACCACGAACACATCCAGTGAATGTATTGGATGTTATGCCTGTATAAGTAATGATCTCATCATCGATTTTCAGAAGACCATACTCATTCGGAAATCCTTTAGTGCTAGAAACTTCAATCGTAGTAATAGTAGAAGTTATATCATTAGATAATGATGCACTATCAACAATAACTTCTGGTTTTAAGTTATCTACCCTTAAGTATTGATCAAGATTATCGGTAAGATCAACGGGACCTCCTTGATATTCTTGAGAAATATAATATTGCTTTAAAAAGTCTACTGCTTTTGGACTTTCGTCCAAAATAAACTCTGGTAATTGATTGGAAATTATGTCCTGAATCTTAACTCTAGATTCAATTCCAGTTTGTATCATGCTACTTTCTTATAAGACTTCCGTTTGAATAACTTGATGTGTAAAAATCATTAACAAATCTGGTTCCGGATATTTCATCACCAGAAGCAATTACATCTCTTACCATATTTATTGTACTTTTAGGAACACTTAAGGAGATATACAAATCTCTCAAACCAACAACATCATTAGATTCTGGGAATGCTTGAATTTCTATAACGTTACCAGCAACTTCAGTTTCAGTAATAACTAATGGTCCAAAAATAATTTCTCCTTTTACATAATCTACTGTCCCGACATTATTGGAAACCACAACAGTATTACCATTGGCATCAATTTTAAATATTGAAACAATTCCCGTTTTTAAATCATCATTAGGAATGTCTGTAAGATATACTGTAGAACTTTCTCCAGAAATATTAAATCCAGTTGATTTAATATTCTTTCCTTGAGGTTCTACATGAAACTGATTTCCATAACATAATTCATATTGAACAGGTGCATTCAATACTGCTTTTAAATCTCTACGAATAATAACCTTTGTTATATTTGATGTAATTGCTGTGCTAGTATTATCAATGACTTGTTGAGTTTTACTATATCTAAATCTTCCCCCAAACTTATTTAAATCTAGAGAATTTGAATATTTTTGAAGTGAATCTGTGACTGATGTTTTTAATCCTTCTAAACTCGATACTTCTGAATAGTTGTAATAAACAGAACTATCCAATTCAACATAAAGAATCTTGAGATCAGTTATTTTTTGATTGATTCCAGATACTGTGAATTGTTTTAGTTTTGATAAAATTTGCTCTTTATTGAAATCGGAAACAAAACTTCCATTTTTTGGTTTTATACTAATTTGAACAGTTCCAAACTGTGGTGGATCCATTTGTTCTCCACCAACCACAGAAACTGACTCAGTGTTGGGATATATTGTCTTGATGATTGCTTCATAATCTCTTGCTGTAACTGCTCTATACTGTGATGAATACAGTCTTGGAGCATAATACTTGACAGAATCAATCGGTTCAATTTCACCACCATTAATCGATGATTGGTTGGTTGTAATCGTAACCGTTCCAGGATCAATGATTTGAGTATTAGCAGATTCTAATGTTCCCGAAAAAGAGAAATTACTAGCACCATTACCATTTCTCCCATCCGTTACAATATAGTCTACGGTAATATAAGTTCCATCCCCATCTTCACCTAGTTTTTTACCAATTATTCCATCACCAAATCTTAATTCATATTTTTCATCTTGAACTTCATTGATAAAAAAGATTCTTGAATTTTTATCAATATCAAAAATATTTTCGGAGAGAGAATATTCAATACCTCTAGTGTTTTGTTTACCAATATAAACTTTAATAGTTGATGTATCGATGAAAGAATTATTTAAAACAAATCTCTGATCTAAAGATCCATCATATAAAAATTGTTTTGTTAAAAATATTCCTTGAAAAACATTAATATTATCAAATGATGCAATAAATGTAGGATTTCCATTACTATCAGCTGGACCACTTACAGTATTTGCCGTAGTGTCCTCTGGAATTGCGAATGTATATAAAGCGTCATTAGCTCTACCAGTACACACTACACCTGCCTTCAGGGTCAACGTAGGGGTGTTTACGGTTGTTGTTACATCAAACGATATTCGTGCTGCTGATGCCGTTCTAGAACGTGGTACATATCCTATA